GTACACTTGTCCTGCCGCACCGGAAATGTTCAAAAGACCGCAAGCCAAAACCCCGTCATATACAGAATTAGCAATAACGAAAACATCATCACCTTGCTGGGATCGAGCGTTACGTAGGAGTTGTCGGCCAAGAAGAGCCTGGGCAGTATAGTCACCAACTTTTAAGTAGATACGGTTCTCAAACGTGTTGGTGAAGCTCGTGGCGCGTTCACCAGATTGGAGGGAACGTACAATTTCTGACACGAGGGGATCTGTCTGGTCGGCGGAATCAAGGATAGTATTAACTCGAGCGCGCGATATCCAGTCACAGCAATCTAGGAAGTCTTGGCGAACCTGAGCTAGGTAGTCACTGCCTTCAACAGAAGAAGTTCGTTTCATTAACTCTAAACCTAAAGAGCGGAACAACTCAACCATTGTAACCATCGAGTGATTGATGTTAAAGTCTGAGAAATCCCACATGAGGCCCGCGCCACCCGAAGCCAAATCACTCAATCGAGAAAATTGAGTGGCCAACCGCTGGGCCGACTTGTGAGTCGAAGAATCCCAATTGGCAGGACGAGGACCATCAGGGGTACTATCTTTGTCACGCAAATGTGCATCGAGGCAATCTAGGACGTAAGCTTGGAAGAGATAATGGTAAATGGAAGTGTTCCAAATGGCCCGTTTCTTGCCTTTCTCGAACTTGGTGGCTGCCTTACTGTAATGCAATGGTTGGTCATTGTTCCGGAGCATCGTTTCAACATGTTCATAAGGCAACGAGAGGAGGGCGCCACGTTTATTAAGACGTTCAGTAGAATCATCCCAGTGCACCTTGAAACCCGGAGCCCCGCCTGAAGCAGCCCACCCCAAGCGATCAGCGTACCAATCCTTGAAAGTAGGCCACTGGACAGTTGGGGGTAAATCCTCTCGTACAACCTCTTGAAGAGCGGCAGTAAAGTAGGCAGAATATTGGGCTTCATCGATCGGGAGAGCGCAATTATTAGTAGGAACCGCATTATAAGCCGAAGGACCCATTCGCTGTTGGATCTCGTCCTTTGCACTCATGGAGTGATCTTCTGAAGGACCACTAAGAAGGTCGACCCCATAGAGTTGGCGAGCTTCATCGACGGTAAGCTGCCGAGACATTGTCGGGAGGCAACGGGTCACGCGAATGGCAGTATGGATAACCTTGCACATCTTCGTCCACTGCTTAACCGGCAAGGAGTGAATGTCCAAGCAGAAG